CGCTGTTGCTCGTTCGCTTGACGAGAAAGACGCTCCAGACGAAGGTCGTTTCGCAGTTCTGACTCCTTCTCAGTACTACACTCTCCTCACTTCTGACAACGTTGCTATCAATCGTGACACAGGTGGTGTAGGTAATGTTGCAACTGGTAAGATCGCTCAGGTCGCTGGTATCAACCTCTTCAAGAGCAACCACCTTGATAGCGTTATCAACCTTGGTGACGCATCTGCTGTTGCAACTGATGACGGCGCTGCAAACAATGACGTGTTCGGTGCTGGCGGTGCTGGCTACAATGGTGACTTCTCCGCTCTTAGCGGTACAGCATCTGCTAAGGGATTCCTTGCAGGTACTAAGGAAGCTATCGGTACTGTTAAGTTGCTCGACTTGGCTACTGAGTCTGAGTACCAGATCCAACGCCAAGGTACATTGTTCGTTGCTAAATATGCAATGGGACATGGCGCTTTACGCCCAGAGTGTGCCGTTAAGGTTCTCCCTGCTTAGTAACTAACCCTTAATCATTGAGCCCCTTGGGACTATTCCCTTGGGGCTCTTTTTAAAACACACAACCCACACCCCCTACTTTTTAAAACAAACCCTCCCACTTAAAGAAACTTATTATGGCTATTGAAGATGAAATGAAAGACGTCCAAGAGTTGGTAGTTAATCAGCTTATTACCCAAAATGGTATTACGAATACATTGGCAGATAATCAAGTGACTACGGACAAACTTGCGGACGGTGCTGTGACTCCAGACAAACTCAGTGCTGGAGGGCCAAGTTGGACAGGGCAAGCGACAAGTATTTATGGCGACACTGTCGATGGTGGCCTAGAAATTAACCCTAATGTCACTGGATACGGAAATGCTTTTATTGACTTACATAGCACCGATGTATCGTATCCCGACTATGACGTTCGCATAATTCATAATGACACTGGAGAGTTAGATTTTTATAACTCTAGGAATGGTGACTTTAGGGTATATGGTTCAGACGGAGCAACTCCTCGTGCGGCTATAACTGATGCTGGTATTCGGTATAACAAAGCTGGAGGAAATAACACTTTTGCTTTTAAGTGGGACGGTGATGCTACGGGAGGTTATCAGGTTATTGCTAGAGTAGATAATACCGAAGATGTTGGGTTAGTTTCTACCAGCTCCTTAAATAAAATAAAAGTGGGTTGGAATACAACTAATGTAACGGTAAACATTGATAATGCCTTGGAGGTTGTATTAGTATCCAAAGTCGCCTTTGACGCCCTTGAAGCTCGTGTAGCTGCCCTAGAGACTCCTTAAACAAATATGAATACAACTACCCTATCTACGACTCTCCTTGAGTCGGTCAATATCGTCCTTGCCAACTTAGGCGAGTCCCCAGTTAACACTCTTTCTGGTGGTGCTCTGCCACAGCAAGTGTCGCTGGCATTAAACACAATCGAGGAAGTAAGTACCGACATCCAGTCTAAAGGCTGGTGGTTCAATCAAAAAACAGGAAGCAACTACGACACTGCCGCTAATGTTGTTATCTATCCAAGCAACACTGCTAATGAGTGGGGGTCAGACATCCCAGAGGAAGCACGACGGTACATCACAATTCGTGCTTCTCGCATTGCACAAACACGCTTAATTGGCTCAGAAGAACTACAAAAATTTAGTTATAATGAAGAGCTAGTAAGTCTAGCCATCCTTCAACAAGCCCAAGTCCGTAACTCAAACGGTGTCCTAGACTTCAACTCGTTCCCAGCGGAACTCAGAGGCCTCGGAATGGACGAGGTTATGTTCCTTCAAGGGAACGTAGAGGAGAAGATAGGAACTCTACGTCTCGGTGGTGAACTAGCTAACACAGCTAAGACTAAAGCTGATACAGACCTTGTTGAGGCTCAAGAGGAACTAGTAGACCAACAGAAGCTTACCGAGGTTCAAGAGACAGCTAAGAGGACTAACGAAGCCTCCCTAGTTGAAGCTCAAGAAGAACTGACAGATGCTCAGAAGACCCAGTCTCTCACTGAGTCGATGCTTCGTTCTCAGCAGTCTCTCACAGAACTCCAAAATACTAGAAAACTAGAGTTAGAAAATGACGTCAGCATGGCTCCAGAGAAAGCATTCTATGACGGTGTAGTTGCTGGTACTCAGGATACATACAGAGACTACGCCGCTGAAATGCGTATCATGGGTATTCAAGAGTCCACGTTCCAGCAGACACCTGCTTACAAGAAGGTCGAGATGCTGAAGGATGCTGCCAAGCTACGCACTGCCACAGCCACGGAGACAGGCACATCAGCAGAACTCCTAGAGGTCAACAAGGTGATGCGCTTTATTGGTGAACCTCCAGTGACAGCCCTTAACGACAACTCCTTAGCTTCTGAGTGTGTTCGCCTAATGCGTGATACCGATACCGAGTTACAAGGCCGTGGTTGGTATTTCAACATTGATGAAGATGGTGTCATTGTTCCTAAAGCACTCAGTGACACCCCACAGAAATACCGTGAGTATCTCAACGTTCGTGTGTCTATCCTGTTGACTGAGTTATACCCACAAAGCGATGTAGACATCCAGCGTCTTCCTAAGATGGAAGTAGAACTACGGGCTTACTTTAAAGACCGTGAGTTTGATGATGCTAACTACTCCATATTTGACAGCTACGATGTAGCCTCCAGAATGGGTATCAACCGTAACTACGACCTTATCTAATGCCCTTAATTAACACTAGTGTTCCTAACCTTATCCAAGGTGTCTCTCAACAACCTGATGCCACTCGTTTTGATGGACAATGTGAGGAGCAGGAAAATGCTCTTAGCTCTGTTGCGGATGGGCTAAAGAAACGCCCTAACACCAAGCACATTGCTAGGTTAATGACGACTGCTATTAATGAGAACAGCTTTGTTCACTTTATCAATCGGAGTGAATCCGAGAAGTATGTAGTTATAAGTACGGGGTCTAAGGTACAGGTTTGGAATCTTATTACAGGACAAGAGGCTACAATTCAGGGAGCCACTGGGGGTTATAACACTCTATCTGGTGATTACTTATACTCATCAGATGCTCGTGAAGATTTAAAAGCTTTAACTGTTGCTGATAATACTTTTCTGCTAAATACAAAACAACCCGTAGCTTTAAGCACAACTCGTACAACTCCTTTAGAAGACCAAGCCCTTGTCTACATAGCACAAGGAGATTACAAAAAGGAGTATGCAGTAACTATTAATATAAATCTCATTTCAGGGACAGCAGCCACAGCCACCGCTAACTTACAACGATATGAAGCTTGGTCTACAGCTACTAAAAAATACTATAGATGGCGTATCACCAGTGTTACTGTAAATAGCCAAGGTCAGGACTATGAGAATAACCCTGAAATAACTTTTACTTCTGATACTAATACCTACACCGAAGCAACAGCCACTGGTAATATTAATGGAGCGGGAAACCTCACTTCAATTAATGTGAGTAATCAAGGGAGTTATAATGGTAAGAATTGGAGCGCAGACGGTAACTCGTGGGGTGTAAATCCTCCCACTATTGGTGTTACAATTACCTCCGTAGGAGGAACATCTAATAATGTTACTTTGTCGTCGAGGATATGGTCAGGGGACTCAAATAGCGCAACTCATGCAAGTACAGACTTCATCGCGTTATTGTTGAATGATGTGGGCTCTTACCAAGGTCATAAGTACCAAGATTTTAACACACTGACCTCTGCTGGTTTCCATACATATTTTGATATTGTTCGCACAGGTGGTCTTATCAGATTTAAAAAGAAATCTAATTGGGAGGGTACTTTTACAATAAGAACCTCAGACGGTCTAGCGGGGACAGGTATAAAATCAGTCTACAAAGAGGTGGGTTCTATTAGTGACCTTCCACAGCAGGCTTTCTGGGGATTACAATGTAAAGTAACTGGCGACGCTGACCTTAATCAAGATGATTATTACGTTAAGTTTAAATCAAACAGCGGTGACTTTTGGGGCGATGGCTCATGGCAGGAAACAGTAGGTTTTGATATAAACAAAGGAATGAACCCTGTAACTTTACCAAAAGTTCTCATAAGGACAGATGAAAACACCTTTGTATATGAAAACATACGTATTCAAGACAGAGAAGCAGGTGATTTAGACTCAAACCCCGACCCCTCTTTTGTATCAAATAACATTAACAATATGTTCTTCTACAAGGACAGGCTTGGTTTTCTTAGTAATGACACTGTTACTTTATCGGAAGCAGGTTTAGGGTCAGTAACTGATGATGGACGAGTGGCATTCAACTTCTATAGAAACACAGTTACATCTTTATTAGATTCAGCTCCTATTGGCGTTACAGTCTCTTCGACACGTGTTACAGACTTAGAGTCTGCTGTAGGATTTCAAGAAAATCTTGTTCTATTTTCAAGGAATGGTCAGTTTGTGATGAAAGGTGGAGACCTCTTAACTCCTAGAACGGTCTCCGTGATGCCTGTTACTAACTTTGAGTATAATGAGCAGGTAGCCCCTCTTCCTTTAGGTTCTTACATTTATTACCCCTTTGAGAGAGGACAATATACAGGACTACGAGAGTTTTCTGTTAATGCTTCCAATGATACATATGATTCTATTGAAGTTACAGAACACATTCCAGCTTATATTCCCTCAAACATCAGCGCTATGGTAGGAACAACCTCAGAGGATATTATAGCACTTCTTAGTGATAACGAGGACAGTTCCTTATACATCTACAAATACTTCTGGAACAATAATCAGAAAGTCCTGAGTGCTTGGTCTAAGTTTACCTTCACTGGTGAGATACGTGGCATAGCTTTCATTGAGTCTACCCTACACCTAATCATTACAGACAATGGGGAAACGAACCTCGTAGAGATGCCCTTAGAGTCTGGCTTAACGGACGCTTCTGGCTATGTTACTCACCTAGACAACCGAGTAGCAGCTACGGTCACCAATGGCTCCTCTACAATCACCCTACCGTACACCCCAGAGGACAACTCAGTGGAAGTCTACACGACTGATGGGTTAGCCCTTAACTGCACCAATAGCGGCTCTACAGTCACCCTCAGCAGCCCTGTGTCCTCCGATACGGATGTCTGGGTAGGCATCCCTTACACAATGAAGTATACGTTCTCTGAACAACTCTTCAAAGCCAAAGCAGGCAACGGTAAGAGTCCCTCTAATGCTGCCAAGATGATGATCCGTAATGGTTCCATCTATTACGACAAATCAGCTTACTTCAAAGTAAAGGTAACTCCTAAGTTCCGTGATACCTACGAGAACGTCTTCACGCCTGATGTAGTAGGTTCATCTACCATCGGTTCCCTTAGCCTCGACAGTGGCTTCTATCGCTTCCCTGTGTTCACTAAGCCACAGGATACAACCATCACCATCGAAAACGAGAGTGCTCTTCCGAGTACATTCCAGAGCGCCGAGTTTGAATCCTTTGTTCACTCCCGCTCTAACCGATATGGATAAAGTCCTAAGTACTCACGGGTCTTGTAAGGTAGTTGTTGCTACCCACGACCACATAGAGCGCATCTATCCGTACATGCGT